GGGCAATTCCTCAAAGTAGTCAGGCACAAAGCCCTGTAGCAGTAAGCACACGTTAGGGTACTCAGCCAACACGCGAGGTATCACGTCTTTGAGTACAATCCAGTCGTCATAGTGCGTGATGCTTCCCGTAAGGCCAAGTACCAGGCTGTCGGGCTCCCACCTGTCCCACCTGTCCCATCCCTGCCAGTGTGACCACTTCACACAGTTGGGCAAGATGTAGACAGGCACGGCGGGCGCATAACGCTTTACCACGTCGCGCATGTGCTCAGTGGTAACGGTGATTGCGTCGAACTCCCGCAGCAGCTTGCGGGCAAGGTCTACGTGCTCCATGTAGCCCAAGTCCCTAGAGCCCCAATGGTCGTCGTCGTACTCGCCAATTACCACGAGCTTCTTCTTCACCAGGCGCACCAGGTCAAGCAAGTGAGCCTGCCCTTCCAGCGTGAAGCCCCACTTCTGCTCCATGCCGTTCTTGATGTTGTCTGGTATGTCGTCAAGCCCTATCGTGCCGCCAGTGCCATAAGGGAGGGGGCGGTGCCGGGGTAGCACCCACATATCATAGTCCGTGGGTGTTACCCTGCGAGTACCGCCTGCTGCCCACTTCTGGACTTTGCCGATTGGTGCCCAGTCGAGCACGGAACCAGGAACCCTCTCCCGTATCTCTCGGAAGGGGATAGCAACCCTGTATTCCTCGCACCCACCCATTATCCCGTCATCCCTCAAGTGGATGGCTAGGACGGATGGGTGCTTACCAAGCCGCAATTGTCCAGCTTTGCGTTGTGACGTAGTAAACCCGTATGTACTTGCGTACAATTAAGGCTTCTCCCTCTTCTTGATTGGTCCAGCAGTCTCCAAGGTACGGCCCCATCATCACCGATTCGCCAAAGCTATCAGTGATGAGGTTGCCAGTCCCTATCTTTGGCCCGGCGTCCAGCAGGGTCTTGATGATGCGATTTTCGATGACGGCGGCAAGGTGCCCCGCATCCCTACGCTCAAGCGGTGTGTCTGTCAGGATCTCGTCGCCCCACACTTCTAGAGCAATCGTGAAACAACGCGCCATCCTGCTACCACCGCCCACCATCTGAAAGTGGGTGGAGTGCCGTAGTTGCGTCTGCTCACTCTCGCCCCTGGCCGTGGTCTGTCCTATCAGTGTTCCGCTTGGCTGTAACTCTCGATATCGAAGCGGGTAGTGAGGCCATTGCCGGGGGTCTTCCGGGTCATTCTCGTGGATTAGCACCACGATACCGGAAGGGTCGTCCTGCAATGGCCCCACCTTGATTTCAGTGAGCCTTGATGCGTCGTTCTTGTCTATCTCTGTTTGCAGCTTGAGCGTGAATAGGTCTACCATCGCATCCATGATGATATCTACCACGCCCTGCTCAACAGGAAGAGTACTCATACCCGCTCCAAGCCAACGAACTCATACGTCACTGGTTCGGTGTGCCGCTCTATTAGGGCCTGGTATGCCTCAAGGTAGCGTAGGCCCTCTTCTGCGAGAGGGTTCTGCACATTCAGGTCTTGCTTCCGTGCCCACTGCTCTAGCCTTGCTCGGCTGGCAGCGTAGGGCAGGAAGGCGAGATAGGCGGCATAGTAGATGACGGCAAGCTCTCCCCACCTGTGCGTCCGAAGGTTGAGAGTATCGCTGTCAGCAGATAGCGGCGTGTGCGTTGCGCCATAGTAGAGCGTGAAGCTGGTGCCTCGCGGGATTCTCGGAAGATAGAACTGCATTTCCGTCGGAAATCCCACAACGTACCGCCGTGGCTCGTCACTTGGCACAAACGCACCGGGCCGTATCTGCATTGGCGCTAGATACTCTGGCGTAGAACTGGACTCGAAGTACCCGTAGACGCTGCGTACATCTGTAGCGTTGTCGGGTAAGTCGTACTCGTGCCCGGCCACGTTGTAGCTGTTGCTGCTGGCAATGGGTACGTCTGTGGTCCATTGCGTGATAGCAAGGTTGATGAACGTGTCCAGGTCCGTCGCTGTCCACTTCTTTGCAGCCGTATCCTTAAGGAACGTCTGCAATGTGCTACGCAGAGTGGAGAGAGCTACCGTCGCCATTATTCGTTACCAAGCCTCTTGAACCCGGCGCGGCTCACGTAGCCAGCGGAGAAGATGACCACAGCGGTTTCAGGCCGGAACAGGCCGTAGTTGTGAACGCTGTCCCAAGAAATTCTCCACATTGCTTCCCTGTCGTCAATCGCCGGGGGGAACATGAGCTGGGGCGGCTGTGCGAACCCGCCAACCACTGCACCGGGCGCGGCCATGACAACAGCAGCATGAACGTGCAGGCCCTTGGTGATGTAGGCGTAGGTCGCTCCGTCGCCATCATCAAGGTCGGTCGTGTAGTCCATCTGGATAGGCCGGTCAACGGTGATGTGCCCGGCGTCGTAGTTGATGGACACAACGCGCCGGTCGGTCTTGGTACCATCGGTGGGCAGGGGAGCGTAGAGCACATCATAGGGGCTCACCGATGCGTCAGACCGGAGGGTGTGAATCGAGATCACGTCACCGATGTCGATGTCAGTGATAGCGCCCGCCGTAGCATCCCCGCACTGGATATAGCGCGTGGGGCCGGACTTCTGGCCCACCTTGTAGGCACCAAGAACCTTGGTGCTGGACGGGTCCGGCGCACCGTCGCCCGCATTGATAGCCGAAGACACCTTGAGCTGCGCCTTGATAGCGCCACAGTTCCAGAGCGTGTTGATCGGGTGCTGCACGTAGCGCAGGCCCTTGAACATGCCCATCTCGTAGCGAAGCAAGGAACGCGCCCCAACCTCACTGTACTTGGCCGTGTCCACGTACCCCGCATCCTGCTGCGCGGTGTAGATTTGGCCGGGCGACGCATACGCCACCGAGTTGACGCCATTCGGGCTGTTCGGGTCCAAAACCTCGTTATAGGCAAACTCCAAGGAAATGTCCATAGCAAGGTCAGGGTCGAACACGTCACTGGAACTGATGGAGTTGAACCCGGTCCCGCCGCCACAGATGTAGGCCACGGGCAGACCAAGGAAAGCGTTACGAATCTGCTTTTCCAAGTGGTCTACAATGGCATCGCTCATCATGGCCCGGCACATAGGGGCAAGGGCACCGGCCTGCTGCCCATTGCTCTTGAAAAAAGTCACGAGGGGGTCATCGGACTTGTTACTCTATCAAACCTATGATATAATGTTCACAAACACGAAAGGAGCTTCCAATGTCTTATACGGTCATTCCCTGTCCTATCTGTGGTGGCGAAATGAACAGCCGATCCAAGAAGTGCAAGAGGTGTACGGGTAGCAAGACGGTTGAGAATCAACCTAGTCTCATTGATACTTGCCCTATCTGCGGTGGTCCCAAGACCAAGGTATCTAAAACCTGTAAGGGGTGCCAGTACAAGAAGGCAAAAGAGAAGCACGCCCCACGTCGATTTCAAACCCCCGCCGACTTGTCCACGATTACCGATGATTGGTGGCTGGCATTTGTTGGATTCTTCATGGGCGAAGGTGGAGCTGGCCTTTACAGCACCAATGGCAGCCTTCCTCACGTATGCCTCACGATATCTCTCCGGGCCGATGATGCTGCACTTATTGAGGATATTGCCTCAAAATTGGGCGGCAATGTCTACGAAGAGAAACCGGAAGGCCGCAATCCACTTGCAAAGTGGTCTGTTACCTCTCATCGGCTTGTTGATCCCATCGTTCGGAAGATGCTTGACTATTGCCTCTTGCCAGCCAAGAAGATTGATGACCTGAACCTAATCGTTGAGTATCTTGACTGGCGCAAGTCCAAGCCGCATCACTTATCACCAGAAGACAGGAAGATCGCCCTAACCTACCCTGACCGTATGAAAGCTATTCATGTTTGTAAGGTTCGATAGGGGGTAGGCTCTTTATCCTACCCTCTTGGCCTCTCGGCCAAGCCCAGACTATATCTTCATCCGATCTGGATGCCGGGCACTCGTGGGTAGTTTATTGCCTGTGCTGGCTCACTACCTAGTCGTTGAACCTTCCCCATACTTGCTGCACTTTCAGGGGCTTGGCTGCTGATTGCCCTATAACCCTGGATTTTCAAGCTCTCACGCTCACTGTTTCCAGTCACGTTGTAGCTCCAAGGGCCTTCAGGGTGTTCCAGCATTTCACCCGGTACATTTTTCCGCATATTCCTATGCGGCCAAGCGTGAACTACACTTGTGAAGCCCCACCTTGCCACCGTAGCTGTCCAGAGTCATTTCGATCTGAAAGCCGTCGGGATACATGCTTGGCAGCCACAATGACCTCGTAGCGATTGGCGTGATATCGGGCTCAAGGCCCCACATCCCCGTCCAGATCATCTTCTTGGTCCTTACGGCGGTAAAGTCCACACGCACAGGGACCATTTGACTATAGTTGCTAGTCTGCCGAAAGGCTTGCTGCAACTCGGGAACATACCAGTCCCGCTCTTTAATGTCGATAGCACTCCATGGTTCTTGACCATAAAATGCGTCGAAGTCTCCAGTAGCCATTTTAGTTAACTCCTACTTAGTCTAGGAGTGGCTTACCTCTTTAGCATGTTTCCGAACTGCCCCACGGTTCCCTCAAGCTGCTGAACACGCCTTAGCAGTTCCTCGCCGCTCATCCAGGGCTGAGTGTTACCGGGCAGATTCTTACCAACTTGCTCGTGCAGTTGGTAGTATCGAGCCTTGACCGCCGCTTCCCTCTCTGGTGAAACGTCTGCCGGGAGATTGCCGTACTCTTCCTTAACCCTGTAGTACTCTGCCTCCAGCGCCTCACGGCTTTGGGGCGCGGGCACCCCCGGCGAGCTGCCCGGTGTCCAGCCCTGTGTCATCGCCTGCTGCGTCTGCTGCGCGGAGTTACCCGCTACGCCTCGCAAGCCCTTGATGAAGTTCTCGATTGCCGCTCGCTGCTTGCTATCGTCCAACTTCCCATCCTCGCCAACCTGTGGCGCATGGACGGGAATGTTGTCCCGAAACATAGCAAGGGGCAGATCGTGGCCGGGCTGGCCGGGCTGCATCATCTGGAAGAGCAGCGTATCTCGATACCGTTCTGCTTGCAGTTCGTCAAGTCGCTTTTGAAGATCGCCACTGTCTTTTGTCGTCTGCTGTGGCGCTTCCTGATTTCCGTCGGAAACGGGTGCCGGGGCCGGTTTCGCCTGCGGCTGCTTCAACTGCTGTTCCCACGTCTGCATCTTGGCGGTAAAGTCTGCCATCTGCTGCTGGAACGCAGTACGTTGCTGTTCCCATGCCTGACGGTCTTCCTGGTAACGCCGGTCGAGTCCCTTGTAGCGGGCCTCCCAATCCTCTGCTCCCTGCCGTGGCTGTGCCAAAGGATTCGGGGGGAGCCTCATGCTGTCCGGGCTAGTCGGTACTGCGGCACTGGGCTGCGGTGTAACGTCTCCACCGGGCACGTTGCCGGGTACTGCCTGCTGCGGATCTTGGTCTGACATTTTGCTTGCCTCCTGATAGTTCGTTCAGATTATTGAATCATGCTCCCACAAAGAGAGCCGTACCCCACAAGTAGCCGATTGCCGCTATCACACCGCGCACAAGATGAACCGCTGCAATTCGTCGTCGTCATAGTGGACGAGTGGCAGAATCGAGCCGTTGGCCCGCTCC